TGGAGATGATGGAAAATTAACCTGGAAATGGATGGATTTGCCCAATGTGGTAAGCATACGCATCAGTGATGAGTACTTTGGTGGTATGCCTTGGCAAGCAATCAAACATGATCGCACCTTAAAGGCTCAATTCTACCGAGTTGTGCAACAAGAGTATGCCCGATACATTTGCTATCCAGGCGGTAGACTACCAATTCCAGTAGATGTGCCATATCCTGCTCGAGTAGGACAACAGAAGTTCTTTAAAGGACATTAAAATATGAGTTTCCAAATTGATTCAGCAGATGCACTGGTAGAATACGTAAAAGATTTTACAGGTAGCACCAATGACGAAGAAATAAAGCGTTGTATCTTCCTGGCAGAGATGGCCATGCGTAACATTGAGTTACCTGCCTTGCGTAGTGATCCTTATGCCATTGAAAACATTGGCATTGCTGATGAGAATGGATACATTCCCATACCGCCTGACATGCTCAAGCCCATATTGTTTTTTAAACAAGGCAATCAAACAGGCACGTCAGCCACTGCCACTGGCACAAGCGGACAAACAACCATAACACTCACATCTGATCCCAGCACTACTCTAGCAGTGGGCATGATAGTAAGTGGTGAAGGCATTGCTTCTGGTGCCACAATTACCAATGCAGGCACCAGCCTGAGTGGAGGCACTGTGACCCTGAGTGTGGCCAACACAGGCACAGTGTCGGGAACCATAATTTTCTATGCCACTGCTGTGAATTCCAGTGCAGTGGGTCCTTGGATTGTGTACGATCGTATTGGTGACAGAGATATTATCACACAGGGCATGATTGCTCAGTTGTATCTCTCTCCTGTGAACGTGCCAGCTGTGATACGTGGCAAGTTTTCAGAAGTGGGTCAGACCTATCACTTCTTGCCTTGGATTGGTGCTGGTGCACAAATCAACATGTACTACTACAAGGCTTGGCCGCTATTGTTTGCTCCTGCAGATGATGAATTGGTTAGTGCCACAGGCACAGTGGGCAACATCACAGGTGCAGGTCCTTGGACAGCTACCATAGGCAACATGACCGATGTCACTGACGTTGTGGTGGGTGACCATGTCACTGCTGTGTCAGGCACAGGTTCATTAAATCCCGGCGGTGGTGTTGCTGTTGTCACCAGTATCAACAGCAGCGTTCAAATCACAGTGACCATAACAGGCGGCACAGGCCCCACGTCAGGCACAGTCACAGATGTTGCCATCACTGACATAGAAGTACAAATGAATGCTGTGTTGCAGACCTGGCCAGAAGGCTATGTTTATGGCACACTACAAACATACTATTCAAAACGTCACAATCAAGAAGACGCTGCCATGTACAAAGGCCTGTTTGACAATGCCTGGAATCAGGTGTCTGATCAAAATAACTTGGGCAAGTGGAGCGGTGGACACACCAGAATGACATCAGTATGGCAACCAAGACAGTATAGACAATACAATATCAAATAAGGAACGCCCACATGTCTGGAAATATCATAGGCCTTTACGGCAACACCAACAGTACAGTCACAGTGTCGGCTAGAAACACCACTGGCCTGTATCCAGGCACCGGCGGAGTTTCAATTTCATCTGGTGGTAATTATGGCGACGCCAATGTAGAAGCCTTGTTGCTGAATTACACCGGCAACATACAAGCCGGCAACCTTAATGTCATCTATGACATCACCACAGGTGCCATCTACACTGACAACTATTACTATGCCAATGGAGCACCGTTCTCAGGTGGTGGCAACAGCACATATGGCAATGCCAATGTGGCTGCTTATTTGTCAAGTGGCAATGTAGTTACTGACATTATAACCACTGCTGATGTCACAGCCAACAATGTCGTCACACCCACTGTGTACAATAATGGCATGGTCATGCAAGGCTACGATTTTGTGCAAATGCAATACAGCAATGCTGTTGCACTGCCCGTAACACCATATGACATAGGTGTAGGATCCTGGTTCTATCTAGATCCAGGTGGTGGCATATTCCAATCAAACACCACAGGCACATTACAAACAGTAGCACTGGGCAATGATGGCACTGTGTCAGCATCAGGCAATATCACAGCACCTTATTACTTTGGTAACGGAAGTCAATTAACTGGCATTGCAGCCAGTTATGGCAATGCCAATGTCAGCAATTTCTTGGCAAACGGATTTGGTAGCAATACAATCACCACAACAGGCAACATCGAAGCTGGCAATGTGTTGTTGGGCGATTTACTGGGCGCCGGCAATGTTGTGGCCACAGGCAATGTCACTGGCACATACTTCATTGGTAATGGCAGCCAATTAACAGGATTGCCAGCCACCTACGGCAATGCCAATGTGGCAGCTTACTTGCCCACTTACACTGGTGATTTACAAGCCGGCAACATCACAGTGCTCACAGATGAATCTGTGGGCGGAGAATTAACTGTGACAGGCAATGTTACCAGTTCAGGATATCTAAGAACCACAGGTGTTGCAGGCAACATCACTGGAGCAGACTATGTTTCTGCCAATTATTTTGTGGGTAACGGATCCCTGCTCACAGGCATTGTGAGTTCATATGGCAATGCCAATGTGGCCACATATCTAAGCGATGGTACATTTGTGGCCAATGTGATCACTAGTGGCAATGTCAGCGGAAATTATATTCTAGGCAACGGATCACAACTCACAGGCATAGCAGCCAGTTATGGCAATGCCAATGTGGCCACCTATTTGAGTGATGGAACATTTGTGGCCAATGTGGTCACTAGTGGCAATGTAAGTGGAAGTTATATTTTAGGCAATGGAAGTCAACTTACTGGATTGCCAGCCACATATGGCAATGCCAATGTCAGCAATTTCCTAGCCAACGGATTTGGATCCAACACCATTACCACCACTGGCAACATCACAGCCAATTACTTTGTTGGCAATGGATCAGCACTCACCGGCATTACTGCGTCAGCTGGTGGCAGCAACACACAGATTCAATTCAACAACGCCACTGCCCTGGCTGGCAATGCTGCCATGACATTTGATGTTACCACCGGCAATGTTCAACTACAAAATTTACGAGTCAGTAATGCCAGCAGTAACCCACAACTGACCACAAGTCAGGCCTATAGCCCCAATAGTACTTTTACCCAACCAGTTCCAGGTAGAATTCTAGTGGGTGATGGCTATTATGGCAATTTGACATTTAGTCCAGGTGCAGTACCTGACCGCACAGCAAGACTTGCTGTGATACAAAGTGCCAGCATTGGCAATACTGGCACAAGTTCTGCAGGATTTGCAGTCAGCAGTTATGCAAACCTAACTGCCAACACTAGCATCGCTGCCACCAGTGGTGTATCTACTAGTCTAAGTTATGGCGGCAGTGATTTGTATGCTTTTACCGGCAACTACGCTCAACTACAAGCTTCGCGCATTCAGTTGAACCTGGGCAAAAATGCCAATCTTGCCTTGACCGGCAATCTAACAGGAGCCAATGCTTCTGGCCAACTCATAACTGTGACCTTGAATGGCAACAGCACTGCCACCAATCTTGCTGGACAATTGACTCTAGTGACTGGTGCTGGCGGCACTTTAACCAATGCCATGGGACAGAGTGTGGCGTTCCAGGGCGGCACAACTCCGTCAGGACAGGTCATTGCCTACTACATGTCTGGCAATGCTTCAGGCATTGGTGGTCAAACACAGAGTGCATTCATGCGCAACACTTCTGGCGGTGGCGGCAGCATTGGCGGTTACTGGTTCCTGCGTGGTGATGATCAGCTGGCACAATCAAGTCTGGCCAGTATCAGTCAATATCATGAATATCGATTCCCAACAACCTCCACCTCAGGCGCTGTCACAGTAAACAAAAACAATGGACAAGTGCAGTATATTTCACCCACAGGAGCTGTGACTGCAATCACATTCTCCAACTTTGTCACAGTGGCATCCAGCACCAGTTACACCAAACAACAAACAGACACAGTGACCCTGATCATTGCTCAAGGTGCCACTCCTTATGCTGTGACCTTGCCCACAGGTGCTGCCTACAAATATGCAGGAAATACCAGCACAGTGGGCACAACTGCCAATGCTGTGACAATGGTGGTGGTCA